AAATTATTGAGTTTTGGAAAAGAGGGATGGTCCCAGACATCTGTGCTTGGTGGTATTGTAAGCATGTTTTGCAGGTAGTACCGACTGAGTTGGAATATGTCGGATCTTATAACGTATGGTTTGACATCGGAGCCAGAGTGGCGGATTCACAATCTTCCGGTTTCATCAGCCACGACAAGATCAAAGGTGCTGAGCGTGATCTGTATCCAGCACGGTCTAAGAAGTCGGCTGCATGTGCTCAAGTGTTTGTAGATGACTTGATTGAGAAGTCAAACATCTTAGACTTTCCGCTAGGACGTGAAGTGTTGTGTTGGCACAAGGGTGAGTCAAACATCTTTGTTTCCGGTGTAGCGACGTGGGCATGTGGTGTGTTGACGACCCTGCGTCCTGAGGTGCAAGAGGCGGTGCTCCGGTCAAAGGCATTGCGTGTTAGGGAAGACAAGTGGATCTCAATCTGGAAGATGATCCATAACGTAGTCCGCAAGACACAGTCTTTCTTCGGCATTGCACTCACACTGGAAGAGAAGAACAAGTTGATGTATGCTTACATGTTGTTCGGGAGGTTTGAGTATCAGCTAAATGTCGAGGAGGAGGTTGAGAAGAGACAGCGTGAGCTTGAAGATTCGAAGGTGTCCTTCGATGGCACAGCCTGGACTGTCGAACAGTATAAGCTTGACATCCGTGAGGCTATCGACGATGCATATTCTAGGATGCGTGAGAGACTAGATCCCATTAGGATTGAGAGTTTCCTCGAGTTTTGGCAAGCTAGGCGTGAATGGGCTGCTAAGGGCAGCACTGTGATCAACGAGCAGGATAAGAAGACATCTTTCAAGATAGATGGATTTCTCCACAAGATTAGACACAACAAGAAGAGTCTTCTCGAGGATGCTGATGCATGTGATGACATCATTAGACATGTTGTTGAAGACTTCGGTCGCAATGACTCGAAGGCTGTTCCAAAGTTCGAGTGCGGATCGGAGCGAGCATTATTGCCCGCTAATTTGTATCATTATATTGTGTTCGCCTACATATTGCGTGTGTTCGAGGGAGTCGGGCCGGTCGGCAATGTCAGATTGAACACCGATCGAGACAATAGCATCAAAGCATTTGATGACAAACTGGTCGTCTCTGGATTGGACAAATTTGCATATGATTTCTCAGACTTCAACGCCCAACACTCGGCGCGAGACATGAAACTCGTTATAGATAGACTGGCTTCTGAAGGACGAGGGTATGGTGTGTTGACGTGGTGCTGTGATTGGATTAGTGCTGCTATGGATCATATGGTTATCCGTACTGACGAGGCTGATTACAAGTTGAAGTCTGGCCTCTTCTCTGGATGGCGTGGGACTACATGGATCAACTCTGTATTGAACCACGCATATATCACAGTTGCTAGGATGTGCTATCAACGTCTGTATGGTGTAGATGGGCTCAAGGCATATGAGGGAACAGGCGACGACGTTGACTGCACTGCTGCTGGAATTGAGGCTTCTTCACGACTGTATGCAGTGTTGTTGAGGATCGGCTTGGAGAGTAACAACCTGAAACAGCTGTTTGGTGGTACTGGTGAGTTCTTGCGCGTCAGTTACCAAGATGGGAAGGCGGTTGCGAGTGTGGTACGGGCATTGGCTGGTTACGTCAGTGGTAATTGGGAAGGAGATGGCGGCACTGCGGCACAACGATTGACTGCT